TGTGGCAGCCAAAAACTGCTTGTTCACGGGAGTTCGGAAAATTTCTGGTAAAAAATCAACTGATCTAGTTCGTGCCATTAATACCCCCCGCCGCCACCGCCGCCACCGCCGCTGCTGCTGCCACCACTGCTGCTGCCACCAAAGAATCCTCCTCCTCCTCCTCCACCACCACCACTGCTGCTGCCAGTGCTTGAACCACTGCCCGCCAGACCACCTACTCCACTGCCAGGTGCAGTGCGCAGATTGGAGCTGGTCAAAGCTTCAATCACATTAATATTGTCAATGACAGCACCATTGGCAAAAATTTCGTTTGGTTGACTGCGTATTTCATACAGATCGCCAAAGCTCTTTTGTTGGTCCAATGGTACCAATACCACTGAACTGATAATGGATCCCAGTTGGCTGTGCAGGTACGCTGCTAATTCTGAAAAGTAGAATGTGTCGCCAAAATTCCATTTGTCAATGCTGAAATATGCATTCATTTCTGCCAACACACTGCTCTTGATTTCACTGGTACTGGCTGTGCTATTTTGCGCACGGATAACTTTGATGGTGGCCCGTAGTTCTTGTGCAGCCTTGGGTCCAAACAAGGGTTTGAATACCACACTGTTGACCACAATGTTGTCACTGATCATTTTGTAGTCTTGTAGTGCCTGATAGTCAGTGCTGAGTTCGTCAATGGTGGGTCGTTGTGGCTCGGTCACAGTGCCTGTGGTATCACGCAGATAGTTTTGGTATGCAGTGTAATAACTCAGCGTCACCACGTAAAGATCCACAATGTTGGTGCTGCCAGGATCAATTCTGTTGGTCAACGGTGAATTGTGTCGATATTGAAAATACAAGTCCTGTCGCCCGGGCCGTGCCAGCCATCCTGACACAGCAACCAAGGTGCGTACTCCTGTGACTGATATACTGAGTTCGTAGAACGCTGATTCAGCATAGGCATAAAACACCTGCCCCGGTGTCCACTCAGTTTTGGCCAATTCAATTTCGTCCAGTGTGCCGTAGTCATAGATCACACGACCTTGCTCAACCAGCAGATAACGTTCTAAATTGTCAAAGTCCACGGTTTGTTGCAAAAACACATAGGGACCTGATGAGGATATTGGCCCTACAATTTCGTCAAAAAAGTCTGGATTGTCTGGCACCCCGTCGTTGTCACTATCACGATAACTGACCAACACTTGGAAATCATCAACATAGCCATCGCTTTGAATTGGTTGGTCAATGATGGTGGTATAGATATCACCAGGCAATGACTCTGTGGAATCAGGTTTGGTGTTCACAGCCAACACATTGATAAAGTCCTTGATCACTGTGCCAGTGCGGCTGTCGTACACCAGTTGATCTTCATAGAAGAAAAAGCGTGTTTGCAACACTGAACCAAAGTTGTAGCTAAAGCCGCGGAATGTAATGGTGTAGTTTTGATTTTGCACCACAAACTGTATCAACCAACTTGCATCAAGATTGGCACCTGATGTGTTGCCTGCATACTGCTGACTCCAGGTTGCTGAATTGGCAGACGAATAGGCGTCAAGATTGGTACTGGTGATCAAGTACCAGGTATAAGGTGTGCCGGTGATGTCACCATTGTTGTCATAGCCCAGGCCAAAATTGCGGAACAGCAACATTTGTTCGGCCATGCTCTGTTCCAGTGCATTGGGCAGGTCTGTGACAAACAGCGGAATAATGGTATCAACAATGGCACCAGTGGGCACAAAATTGTTGATGGTCACTGGTCCGGCACCTGAACTCAAGTTGCCCAGGCCGCCATTGTAGCCGTCGCCCACGATTTGTTGTGGACTGGCCCAGATTTCCATGCGTTCATCTGCACGGGTGGCAGTGCCTTGCACCAAGCGATTGTTGCGATCAAAATAGTAGCCCACAGGTGGCACAAAGCGTATGAGACTGCCAGGAATCACATACTTGAACATGGTGGTTGTGGTTGCGCCCACTGGTATGGGGGTTCCACCAGGAAACGTGGAACTGGTGGTGGTGTTGCGGAAATAGCCAGTGGTTTCGTTGGCCAGTGTGGTACTTTGATTCCAGGTATAGCCTGCCAACCAAGTCACTCCTACAGGTTGTGTAGATGATGTGATGCGTGGAAAATTGGCATAATAAAACTGACGCATGGTTGCTGCACCAATGTTGGGTTGTACCTGATTGGCGATCACATCAGCTATGTCATTGCGATTGGTGTAAGAAAACAAAATGGTGGGCAATATGCTCTGTAGCCACAGTGCGCCATCACTGGAAAATGTATTGGTGCTGGAATACTTGCCGGTGTTGTCCACAAGATCCAAATATCTGCTGGTACCAATTGACGCACGATTCAAGGCCTTGCTCTTGATGATACTATTGAATTGTGTGTATGGGAACAGGTTATAGTCTTCCCCGTTGACCATGCGATTCTGTGTGTAGTAGCGGGCAGGAGCACGTTGTTTGATTTCAGCAATGGGTTCACGTGCTTGGCTGTTGCTCACAGGGCGTGTGATGCCGCAGGTGAATGTGATGGTTTGCAAGTTGCCATTGCGGTCAGTGTAGCTGATGGGCAACACAACATTTTGCATTTCTTCAGGGTTGATGATGTACTGAAGACCGTTTGATGCACGCACATACGAACGGAATACACCCACAGGAATTTCACTGAAAACGCCGTCGCCAAATACCAGGGTAATTTGATCATTGGCTCTGGATGTCACAGCATAGATGGCCTGCAGGGCATTGCTGCGTTGTTCAGCGGCTGTGTATACGTTTTCTACAAACTGCCACTCTCTGCTGATTGTGCCTATGTTGTCCAGTTGAAATAGCCAACGATCTTGGTTGTTCACACCTTCAATGTTGATGTCCACTGTGCGGTTGGCAATGCGTTCGGCCAGGTTAAAGTCTTGGTTTTGCAACACACCTTGTTTGAACAAAAAGAAATAGCCAGTGTTGGCTGATTGAAATCCCAGTTGATCATTTCTAAACAGTATGTTGAATGTGGTGTCAGGCACAGGAGATGGCTCATACACATAGTCACGGCCCACGCTGGTGCTGGTCACCGCTTCAAAGGGCATGCTAACGCCGTCCACTGTGGCATTGTAGGGAATCACTGGCAAAAAGCCCGACACCAGGTTGATGCCATACTCGTCAGTTCTCACGCCCAAGATGGTTTGGCGATTGCCGGGTCGTCCCACTCGCTGGCTGTCAACCAGGCTGGCATTGATGATGGCTGTGAACTGTTCTTGCCAGTCCACATTGGTGGGATCAGACCAGTTCACTGTGATATTGGCCAGGTTGACTCCATTGTAATCCACCACATTTTCTGTTGTGGTCACATTGAATACCTTGAGATAACCTTCGGCAGCAGTGTTGCGTTTGGCAGTGTAGCTGACCAAGTTGGCCAAGCGCACCACTGAATCTCGGCGCTCTGCTGTGTCTATGTAGTTTTCACGAGTGTTTAGGTCTGTACGGAATGCAAGAGCTTGGCCCATGAACGCCATGACATCCAGCAAGGCAATGAATTCTGAAGATTCAATGTAGTCATTGAACGTTTCAGGGTAATACAACCGCAGGTAGTCGATGAAACTTTTGCGTAACGTTTCAAAGTCATAACTTTGAAAATCAGCTTCGCGATAGGTTTGATAGATCTGTTTCCAATCCTCTACACCAAATATCGCTGTTTGTCTTGTGGTTGTGGCCATGGTTCTCTCGTCCGTGCTTTATTTATTGAAAAAGAAAACGGCTCAGTTATACATAGCTGGCGTTGCGAGTCTGTTCGTCAAAGAATATGCTGAGTATTTGGGCATTGGTGGTGTTTACAACAATGATTTCCAACTGAATCAAAATGCCATTCTCCTGGGGAAACACCTGAATGTCATTGATGATCAACCTGGGATCGCCACCGGCCACACGTTGCACTTCGTCACGTATCTGCTGTTGCAGTTGTTCAACTTGATTTTCAAACACATAGTCATACAGCACTGTGCCATAGCCTGGACGACCCGGCAGTTCACCTTGACGAATGTTGAAAGCATTCAAGAGATCACGCTGAATCAATGCAAAGTCGGTGAGTGTGAATTTTTTGTTTTGATTGATGGTGTTGAAGCCGATGAATGTGGTCATGACAATATTTATGGCTATTAGGCAGTGGTGGTTTGTGCAGCCAGTTCACGTAATTTGGCCAAGGTTGATTCAATGCGTTTTCTAATGCCTGCCACTTCGGTCAATTCACTTGCAATCTTGGCCAACAAAGCATCACCAGATCCTGGTTGAATTTTGTTCAGCTGGGTAGCCTGGCGTTGATACTCCAAGTATTGACTGTCAACTAGAAGTATTTTGCCCAGCTCTTTATCAAGTATGCTGATTCCTTCGCTGGCAGTGGACGCTGTCACTGTTTTGCGAATTTCTAAGAACTGCAGTTCAATCACAGTTTGTTGCGCACTGGTCAATGCAATCTTGCTTTCAAGTACCAGCACTGTGTCTTTTACGTTGAGCGGTTGTGCAGCACTGTAGGAAAATTCAGGCACCTTGTCGTTGCCCACAATGCGTTTGCTGGCAGCATCCACAGTCTGTCGATCCGCAGTGTTTTCAGCTGGCAGCGGAGTGATTTCAGCTTTCATGTCATCATCCACTTTGAAAGTTGCAAAATCAGCAGCAAATGCACCGTCTCTGGCTGCGGTGTCAAGACTGGCCTGAACGTTGGCCGGCAGTGGCAGTCCTTGCGCCCAGGCCAAGGTGTCAGGCACACTTTTGGCAGCAGTGTTGGCCAGTCCAGTGAGTGAGGCCACACTGAGTTTGTCTGTAGGTATGCCCAACTGCCTGATAGAATTCAATCCTTGACTCATCAATTGTTGTTGTATTTCATCTTGCTTGGGTACCGAACTCAACAAACTGTCAAGATTGTTTATGCCATCTTTGCCAGTCCATACTGCAGGACTTTTTAACACATCAGTCAATGTGTTTTGCCCTTGATTCAACAGAGTGGCAGCAGTGCCTGGTTTGATAATGCCAGCTGATTCCAACTGCTGTGCATTCAATCCAAATTTTCCCAACCCCGAATCATTGGAGATTGCAGTGGCGTCTTGGCCGACCAGTTTGCTGGCACTGCTCATAGCGGCTGTGACATCAGGCACACTCAATCGTTGTATGGGCACCAAGGCCGGCTCTTGACGAGCAAAATCAGCAATATTAATGCCGTTGGTCACTGGCAGTGCCCCTGCCCCCAACCCAGTGATTTGCAAACGGGCAAACGTTGTTGATGTCTGTGGTGTCAAGTCACCAACTGCAGGAGTGCTTTGCAGTGCTCCTAGTGTGCTGCCGCCTCTACCGCTGATGGCTTGTGCAACCTGAGCCGACGCACCTGGCAAGCCGTCTGCTGCTTGCGTGGCAGCAGTAATCACATCGCCAGTAGTCAATCCTACTAGACTGCCGGCCTTGAGCTGTTGATCAAAAATGGCCTTGGCCTGTGCTGAGGTCAGGCTAGGTGCACCTTTTATTTCAACCTGTTGTCCGGTCACAGGATTGGTAAACTTGAAAATACTCATTTTACTGAAACCTCCGCTCCTGCTGGAACAGGTGCTGCGCCTGGCGGAGGTTTGGGTTTTCCTGGTTCAAATTTGGTTTCCACAGCCACACCTTTGTTGTGATAAGGGTATGGTTCGTGTGTGGGTGCTCGAGTCACAATGCTTTGCAATTTGTCCTTGTTCACAATCCAACCGCGACTGCTGTCAAATGACACATCGTCCAGTATGGTTTTTTGTATGGGCTTGGGTACAGTCACAGCAGGTGCTGACGGGCCATTCAGGTCTATACCGCCAGCAGTAAACAACAATGATTCACCACCGTTCCAAGATCCGCCAGCACTTTGCAAGGCCATGGCACCGTCAGCTTTGATGCCAATCTTGGCCTTGCTGTAAACTGTGATATTCTTCTTCACAGCAACAGACAAATCAGCATCGGCTTCAATTTTGACATCTGCCAGTGCTTTCATTTTCATATTGCGCCCTGCATACATGTTGATGTCACGGTCTGCGTGTAAATTTATGTCACCTTGCGATCGCAGGTTGATTGAGTTGGTGGAAAATACATCCACTGTGCCTTCTTGCCCAAACTCCAACCAAGTTTGACCATTGGCATGAATTATGTAAAAGAAGTTGCCAGAGTCATTCATCATGATTTGATGGCCTTTGGGTGTGCGCAATCGCAACAAGGCATTGTTGCCTTCAAGATCACCATCATCCATGACCAAGGTGTGTCCGCCAGCGCGACTGATTACCTGTGCTTGATCTGGCCTGATTTCGTTGTTTTGTATTTTTTTCCTAATGTCATTGGGTTTCATACCGCCCTGATACACTGGTATGCCTGGAGTTGAAATCCCAAACACTGCACTGGGAGTTTCACGCTGACTGCTTGAGCGTATGGGCCCACGTTCACCATCAGCAATGAGTCCTTGTTGAAACATGGCCTGTGCTACCACACTTTGTACAGGTTTTTTCTGTTGGAAAAAACGTGGCGAGTTGATCAATGCAGTGTTGTTGGTGTTGATTTCTGTCACTGGCAACAGAGCCGAATCAGTAAAATAAGTTTCTTGATTT